TTGCTAATACTTGAGAGGCGCTGATGGCCTTCATTTTTTCTTTATATTCAGGTGAGTTAATATTATCAGCTAATATTTTGAATTTTTTTCCTGCAGCTTCAGCAATTACAGGATCATCCGACTTAGTAGCAGTATCAAATAAAGCAGTAGCTTCTTCTACATCTTCTTTTTTACCATTAAGGTTATAACCTTTTTCATATCCTACAATCTCTCTACCACCAATAGTATCGTACTGTCGTCTAGCTTTTGAAAATTTGATATCTGGTACGGTGTTGGGTTGTGCAGACCTACCAGCTGCGCCGTCCGGACCCCATGTGCTACCTACACCAAAGTCAATTTGTCTTGTTTGTAGTTCTTGTGATATTTGCCCACCTTGAAGTGTTCCACTACCTGTTCCTGATGGTGCAACTTGTCCGGCTTTTTGTTGGGCTCTAGCAACCTTTTCTTGAGCTAATATTTGAGATGCAGATGGTTCTTCTGAAGCAGACCTACCAGCAGCCCCACTTGGAGAAAATATATTACCAAATAGTCTTGAGCGTCGATCTCGTAATTTGTCTTCTTCTTTCTTATTAATCTCTTCGTCTGCTTGCTTCTTTTCAAAGTACTTAGACTCGTTCTCTATTCTGGTAGCCTTGGCTTCTTTAGCTAGGTTAGGTGATACAAATTCGCCTATGTTCTCAACCGTTCTGGCTATGCCAGACTGAGCCTTTTCGAACATAGAAGACTTCTGCCAATTTTCTTCATCCTTCATTTCATCAATTGGTTTATTACCTAGCAGGCCTGCTGCTCCTAATGCCCAATCAGCTGCGCCTATCGCAAGAGCCGGTCCTGCAATTCTAAGTGCCGCGCCACCTACTTTTTTTAGAACTGAACCAACTTTACCTTTACTACCCTTACCAAGAGCTTCACCAATTGAACCGATTGCGTCGGCAACGCCGCCTAGTATGCCGCCTAGCATACTAGGTTCTTCTTTATTCTCAGTAGTCTTTGCAGTAGTCTTGTTAATTCCAATTAGACCAGAACGAGTGTTCTCCTCGATCTTTGAAAGTAACGTCGTCTGTTCTTTTACAACTGCGAGTTGTTCATTCTTATCTTCTTCAGACTTAGTAGCTACTCTACCAGCCTTGATTGACTCTGCTGCGGCAGCTTTAGGTGCATCAGCACGATCGACGGTAGCGATCAATGCTGGAGTATCGCCTAACCTATTATCTCCTGGTACTTTTACAGGAGATGTATTCTTGTGCTCCGCTTCTTTTCTCCCGTCACCAATCGACTCAGCGGCAAACTGGCCAGCCTTATCAACCTTGGCGTACTCTGTAGTAAGCTTAGCTTTTTCATCTAGCAGTGCACGGCCCTGCTTCGTCTTAGCCATTGTAGCGTCGTCGACGGTGTTTAACTTCTTGAACTCTTCGATCTTAGAGTCTACACCTTTGATGTTAGCTGCAGTCTTTCCTGCTATCACAAAGTCTTTTTGTAACTCTGGTACAGTTTTTTCGCTGTCGAGCGCCTGTTGCTTCTTGACGAATGCGTTACGAGCTTCACGCTTACTGATACCAAACAGTGTATCTGTTAGTCCACCCTTCTTGATGGTACCCGATGACACAATGCCGGCAGCTAGACTCTGTGCACCTCCCCTGATCATAGCGCCTGGAGACTCGCGCATCCCCTTTACTACGTTACTGACGCTATCCTTAACGCTGTTCTTGAAGTCACTGAACTTATCACTAAGTGACTTAAATTGTTCAGTTGGTTCAGCTACTTTAGCAACAGCATTAGCCTGTTCATCACTATGGGTGTTGTACTGCGTGGTGATAGCTTCTATCTGTAACTTTAGAGCCTTTTCATTATCGGCCCTCATCAACTCAATCTCTTCTCTTATCTTTTCCTCAGTCTTAATTGATCTTTCACCCATAGGTTGTATGGTGGTGAATGATTCCCTTGACGCGAGCAATGACTCAGCACTGGTTTTACTTTGTTCATGCGCGGTTTTAAGAGCTTCAATCTGAGTCTTTAACGACTCTCTACTAAGAGTTTTAAGTGATTCAATCTTAGACTCTAGGGTCTTGATGTTCTCAATGTTCTTTTCATTGATGACATTGGTAGTATTTGAGACTTGAAGTTGTTTTGCCTGAGTGTTTGCGTCAGCCTTTGATAGTTGTTCTAACTTCTCAAGTATCTTAAGTTGTGCAGTAGGATCACCAGCTTGTAACAGGCTACGAATGCTATCAAGGTGTTCAACTGAGGAGCGCTGCAACTGTAGTAGTTGCTGAAAGCTCGTTGGTGAAGCGGTTATGACAGTCATTCGTTATCCCTGTTTCTACATTCGTTGTTTCTGTGCCTCTATCCGAGCCTTCTCTTCCTCGAGGTGCTGGATCAGCAGCGCAGTGTATATCTCGCGCTCGAAGGGAATCATAGACTCGATCTCGGTTAATGAGTATTTATGGTACTGCATCAAGGAGAAGTTCATCTTGTAGTAGTTCATCAAGGTGTCGTGATAGAGGCAGATCAGAAAAAAGAATCGAGGCCTCTGATCATCTTGTCGTGGTCTTTATGACATAACGGACACTTAAACACCACTCGCTGCTCAAGCTTTGGCATGGTGTCAAAGAATCGCTGCAGTTTCTTAAACTGTGCTTGTGTCAAGTTGTTTACAAAGTCTCGTAGTTCTTCCATAGACTGATCACGCGCGTAGAACATCTCTTCGCTGTTGTAGACTGCTTCGATACATAGACAGATGACCTCAAACAGGCCATCGATGTTGTCGGTGTCGATACCCTCCATCCGCTTGATCATGCTGAAGGAGGGGTACTTCATGATCACACCAACATCATCAAAGAGCGGGATCTTCTTGTCATGGCCCTCTGCGATGTCTACTGAGAGTTTGGTCAAGTCGATGGAGTACTTTACAGTCGCTAGCGGGTCAGTGCAGGTATCGCACTTCAAGACAAGATCAACGATCTCACCAACCGACTTAGCCCTAAGCTGTGCGAAGATGTACTCAACATCAAAGAGTGCTAGGTCGTCTACGTTGATCTTCTCGGTGATACAGGATGCGATGACACCCTTAAGCGTATCTAGCATTACGTCTGGATCTTCGCTATGCTGAGCGATGAGCAATGCCTTCTCCTCCTTCACCAAGAACTGACGATATGTCACAGACTTCTTGAGTGATGGGATAACGAGCTTGTACTTCGGTGTTGCTGCTGATGGTAGTGCCATTATGTTCCTCTTTTCAAATTTTCAAGCATACGACTTAACTCTGTCGTGTTGCCAACGAATATTGCATTATTAGTCACGTTTGACTGCTCTCCCTTAGGAGACTCTATCTTCTGCTTCTTTGAGTGTAGGTCAAGCAGTTGGTGGTTGATATCCGCGAGTTGCTTCATCATGTTGCCAACAACCTCAAATGCACGAGGATGTTCAGACTGCTTAGCAACCTCTAGCGCATGGAACAACGCCTCCTGACCCTGTTCCAGTAGAGAGTGGAGGTTTCTACGACTAACACTATAGTCGTCATCGAGGGTGTCATCCTTTGGACGATCCTCGATGACTGTCACCGGTCTACTCTGTACTGTAGTTACATCAAAGACTTCACTTAGTTTATCACGAATCTTCATGGTATTACCGTTGTCGTCTAGCTCGTACTGGTGCTGCATCTACTGGTGTTGGATCCGGATCTGGCATAGCATCTGGTAATGGAGTCGTAGTCGTAGAAGTAGTGGTGCTGCTCGTCCAAGGTGTAGGAGCTGCAGCTGGCGTATATGGTGTTGATGGGGTATACGATGACGGGCTAGGTGTATAGGATGAAGTAGTTGACGTGGTCGTGTTCATAGGATTAGTGGCAGTGCCATTGATCTTCTCCTGTGTGCGACCATATGCCGCAATGCCTAGTATACCACCCATAGCTAGGTGAAACAGTCCAGCACCTTGAAGTGTTATTGGTGACCATTGACTAGAAACATTACCTTTATCAAGAGCTTGAAGGACACTCCAGAGTATAGGTGCTAAGATAAAGTCAAATGTACACACACTAAGATACATCATGGCCATCAACGGACGCCATTGCGTCTGCATCCAGTCTTCTTTTTTAACTGGCTTTGTAGGGAGTTTTTTGGTTACCATTTTATATGGACTCTTCTGTAGTGTAGTCGATAGGAATGTCAATGCCATCATTATAATAACTAGTAGCGTCACCTGTTAATGAATCAGGGACATCACTTCTGCTAAACTCAGCATAGTTACCAGCCGTATAATCATCAGGATAAACGTCGCTTCCAGGAACAAATGGTAATCCAAGTAGTTGTAACAATTCACTATCACCTCCACCAGCATCTTTACGCTTGTTTATGTGGTATTTATAATTAAAGGTAACAGTTAACTTGGCAACGTCTTTTGAGTTGTAATCAAGTTGTATAGCTGCAACAGATTTAGGATAAACTTCATAAAGTTTTACCTCATAAGTCTCAGTGTCAGCGATATCTAGCATTGTAATAGTCATTTGTTTTACATAACTATCATAGTAGTTACTTATTCTGGTATTTGGATCAACAATGGCGTCCATCCAATCATTGAAGAATGTTAAGACAGTCATCTTTCGATCAACATAGAATGTTAGCGCGATTGG